GACCTATACTTCGCAAGATACTTATACCTATGCACCATCAACGACGACTCCTAAATTGTGGAGCAGGTATACTGCAACTGAATACTGAAGAATAGACTGCACAATCAACGTCTACCTTCATACTCAGAGGCGACCTATGCACTATCAGCTACAAGCTCTAAATTATGCCGAGGGAAAAAGAGTACTAAGGCAAAAATGATTAAAAACCTAAAAAATGACACTAATCGAATTTTTAAAAGACCAAAAAGCTAAAAGCGTAAAGAAAGTTACAGGACCTAATGGAGCATTCCTAAGCATCGTTGATAAAGATGGGGAACAATCTACCATGCCTATCGGTAAAAAGTCCCAAGAAGGCGCATTAGCAGAGTACAACGTACTGATTTCCGAAGATGGACAAGCTATTGCAACCATCTCTTCTTATCAAGACGGGGAGACTTTACAGCTGTAATAAAAAGGGGCTTCGGCCCCTCTTCTTTATTAATTATAGCTAAAACTTATTAACCTATTGTTTAAGGTAAGGTTTGCCTACACCTTTCAAAATTAGGCATATATTAACCTTTATATTTAAAATTATGGAAACATTTGACTTAAAAATTTATCCTCACAGTTTAATGACTAGAGGTAATAAAGACCACTTCATTGCTTGGAACTATGCAGAAACAGTTTATAATATCGTAAAAGATATGTTAGATAAACATAAGATTGCATATAAAGATGAAAGCAGTAATGAAGATATCATATTACTAATCACAGAGCCTAATAAAATGGCTACTGATGTTATAGTAAAAAAGATACTATGTATATTTGATTGCGTATCTAAACGTAATAGATATTAGACCGTATCTCACCTCTCTTTGGTTAGGCTTGATCACCTGTAATCTTTGACCCAAATGACGTGAGTGAAGTCTTATTAATAACATATATTCACCGTTGGTTTCCTTATAAATCAATACTATATGTTATGACAATCTATCAGAAATGATAAACTAAATATCCTGTAGGGTGAACTACAGGATAACTTATTAAAGGCAGTCTGGACCTTCTAACTACCAGACAGTACAATGATACACTACAGATATCCGAGGTATTAGACTCTATGACCTTGACAAAACAGAGTAAATTTAAGGGAGCCATAAGGCTCTCTAAACTTTTTCCTCCTGTGGGTAATTCCAGCGCAGGCATCTTGGAGGTGCAAATCCTACCATTAGCTAAAGAAGATGAAGGAATACTGGATAAGGAACTATGGGAAGTTAACTGCACATAGATGCATATATAGATGCAGGGGAACAAAAGTAATTATTTGTTCTTCTGTCTTCCCAACGATATTTCCTCGTGTATCGAGGACGGGTGCTTATGCTCGTTAAATAAACCTAATGATAGGTATAAAGTCTTGGAAAAGAAAAAGGCGTAGGATACTGATCTCCTATTATGTAAGCAAGCAGAATACCATCGCAATGGAGAAATCTTTGAGTGATGATAACAGTTAAGAACGCTGTGATTGAGTATGAAAATACAATAGGAAAATCTGTAGATGTAGATGCGAACTAGTCAACTAGGCTATTAGTGTTTTATTCATTATTAAAGGTATGGTAATAGTATCTTAAAATATCATAGACTAGTAATCTATATTAAGTAGTGTAGTATTTTGTTCCTGCAAATGGAACGAAGCTATTCTTTCAGCACTACTTGTAAATGTCTCATTAAAACTAAAATGTAAAAAAGGAAAAGACTGAAAGCGTTTAAAATGATAAATTGCCTACTCTAGATTAGCTAGATAGTTAGAAGGCCTCCAAGCCCTAACTACGGTAAATAGTCCTTTTTCGGGAGCCAACCCGTTAAGTGTAAAGCGTTGGTCTAAGCAACCAACTATACACGAAAGATTAACTATCTGCTGAGTAATTTTGAACGTAAGGTTTGATAGCCCTAAGCTATTGGCATTGACACTATACTATTAACCTTGCAAATGGTTAATAGTGGATAAGGAAAGAACCAAAATAATGTTCTGAAAGTAGTGTTGTAATAGGTATAATCTCAACCTATTTTTTAAATTAAATATATTATGGGCATAAACATATTAAAAATAAATGTTATGGAACAATTAATTATTGACGGCATTGAAAAGCCGTGGACTGAAGAATTAGAAATCTTCAATGAAGAATTTGGATTCAATGTAGAAATAACCTTTAAAGATGGTTTTGTTCAAACAAGAAATAATTGTACTGAAGTACATCATTCATACGAATCTCGTTTTACTGGGGATAAAAGAAGGTCTGCATTTGAATCAGATATTCATTGGAATGGTGGCACTGTAGCTGTACATGAAATGAATAAAATTGTAGTTACTACTGCGACTAAAATAGAAAAATCATATTAAAATAAATATTATGGGATATAAAAAAAAAGCAATTATTGTTGATGTCGATGGTACATTAGCAGATATGAAAGGTGTAAGAGGACCTTTTGAATGGGATAGTGTTGGTCGTGATAGACCTCATAAAGATATAATTAATCTTGTGAAAGATTTACAAAATATATCTAAAGATTATACTGATGGAAAAGGTACTACATTTAGTAAGTACGCAATCATTATCATTACAGGTCGTGATGGTATATGTGAAAGAGCAACTAGAGAATGGTTGCATAATAATGGTCTTGAGTTCTTTGATGAGTTCTTTATAAGACCTGCTGGAAGCTTTGAAAAAGACTCAATTATTAAGAGTCGTATATACATGGATCATATAAGACCTAAGTATGATGTAGAATTTGTATTAGATGACCGAAATCAAGTTGTTGATATGTGGAGGTCATTAGGACTACGTGTATTACAAGTAGCACCAGGAAACTTTTAAAAACATTGGTGGACAGTGGCGTATATTGTCCTTAATTGAATGTAGAATGAGTATGTCAGCCAAACATTTAGCCAATATTTATAATTACGATTATTAACCTAAAAAATAAAACGATGAAAACTAAAACTAATGATTCTATTGCTAAAGGACTTAGCATATTTTGGATTGCTCTTATTATAATAGTAATATTTACTTATACAACAAGCTGTTCTACTAATAAATATACTGAACCAGATATTATACAAGTAGATAGCTTTGTAGGAAGTCATGAATACTATGAAATAATGGAAGCTATTAGTACTGTAGATGATATGAGAGATTGGGTAGGACAGGATATAGAAAATGGTGTTTTACCAAAAGAATACGGAGAAAGTTATTTAATGTGGCTAAGTAGTATTTCTAGTGATTTGAACGATTTGTTATTTGAAAGAATAGTAGCAAATAATTAAAAAACAAAAAGAGAAACAACTACAAAAACATAAGCAACCTATGCACAATCAACTACTGCTTCTAAATTAGGAGCAGTAATCAACTGCAAAAACAAAAACAAAAAACACAATGAAGCGAAATCGACAACAGGGGGCTTTAGCAAGGCTAAGAACCCAATTAGAAAGTGGAGTGAAGACAGAAGTTGGTACAAGAGACAAAAAAGTACCATTAACTACAAAAGACATTAAGAGGATTTCGAAAGAAATTGTTACCTTAGAGTCTAAAAAATAAGTATTATGGATTATACAGAAGCTGATTTAGACTATATACATATCTCTGATGCAATAAGAGATGTTAATACTCCTGAGTTAGGAATGGAATTACTATTCTTAATAAAAAGATTCGAAAATGCTTATCCTAATTATTATAAGACTACTTATCTTAGAATGAAATTCATAGATAAAATAGATCATCTAGAAAGATTAGATACTGTTTATATTTAAAAAACTGTTGATAACTGTATGTCAACTTTAAGGTCATGCTTTAACAGTAGTAGCTGAAAAAACCTGAAAGCTTAACTGTTACAATGGAAGTTAACGTACGATGCTCTTATCGTTAACAAAAAGATTTTACAATTATTACTTACCACGGACAAACTTATACTAAAGCGCTAGATGCGTAAGGTCTGATGAGTAACATACAATAATGACAAATCTGTTTCCATATTTCAAGAGCAATTAAATCATATAAAAAATCATATAAAAAATCACAATTATGAAAACTGTTGAAAATTTAGAAAACAATGAGTGTTTATTAGTAAGCGCTAGAAAAGTAAATGGTGGAAAAGTACAATTAACTTTTGCTCAGAAAATTCAAAATCCTAATGCTAGACCTGCGTCTATAGCTGGTATATTAAATGCCTCTGACGATAGATTTAAGCAAGCTGGGAAGCCAAGATATGCGTGGCAAGCTGCTGAAGCTAGTGATGCTGGTGAATATTTCGGTTTAGATTTTTCTGGACTTAAAAATGTTGGAGATTCTATGGATATTAATAAGCTTGTAGAGCTTAATATTCAAATTACAGAAACTACTGAAGGTAATGAGTGGGAAGTAGCAAACTTTGAGAAGTCTGCTAAGAGAGCTGGAAAAGATGGAGATTACATTCTTACACCTGAAGGTAAGTATATTTATACTCGTACTTCTGTTGTAGAAACTGCTCCTAAGCACGTATTTATTTCTGATACTGTAAGAAGTTCTGAGATGAGCGGTGCTGTTGCGTCTGATGCTATTGAAGAAGCAATAGATTTAGGATAAGCTGTATATAAGAATATCAAGAGCAGGGAAACTTGCTCTTGATTTCTATTGTATTGCTTTGTAAAAAAAATTTAACGGAACAACTACAAAATAGGAAATAAAAAAGAATCCAAAGGAAACAATCTTAATATCCTTTTATAAAAATCAAATAAAATGGAAACTAAAAAACTAATTATACCTAAAGTAAAGATGGAAGATATGGGTCTTTATATAAAGACTTTACAAATGGACCATACTTTAGGAGATGCTAAAGGAATAGCAAAACTTATTACTAAACATTTTAAAGTAGAATGTACAGAAGCCGATGTTCTACATTACGAAGGCTTATTGAATCACGTAGATGATTACGAAAAAGAAAGTAGAATGATAGAATATAGTATTAACCCTTTTAAAAGATATAAACGATGAAAACAAGATTACTTAAAATATTATCATTGCCGATAGGTATTGTATTATTACCGATAATACTAATTGTATATTCTCTTAAATGGATATTTTATGGGAGAAAAACTCCTTTAGATTACTTAGACGATTATATTAACTGGTTCTTTACATCATGACCTATATATATCTATTATTAATATTAGCATTCGTGTGTGTATTTATAACAGGAATAGCTATAGGAAAAGAAATGTATGACTAAAAATAAATAATTATGAGACACTTTGTAGCTTCATTAAATGTAACTAGATACAAATATGAAAAAATAATACATCAAACAGAAAATGCTTATCTTTTTTTATTACCTAAAGGAAAAAAAGCATGGGTTCCTAAAACTTGGGTTGTTATACTTAATAGAAAAAGTTTTGATTTATTTGATTGGTGTAATTTACAAATTTTGCATGATTATGATAAAAAAGTTTTAGCTAAACAGAAAAGATTTGTTAAAAAAGTTGAAAAAGCTCGTCTTGATAGAGTAATACAAAGAGATAAAGATAAAAATAAAAAAAATATGGTATACTTAATAACTAATCAACGTAGTGCTTTTACTCCTGTAGGATATAGTATTACAACTGTTGAAGAGTCTTTAAAATATTTAAACAAGCTAGATTCCATAGCATTTGATACTGAGACTAGAGGTTTCGACCCGTATACTTGCGGGTTGATCTCTGCTCAGTTTGGAGATGCAGATAAACAATACGTTGTTGACTGTGAAACTGTGGATATAAACTTGTATAAAGAGCTCTTAGAGACTAAAGAAATAATAATGCAGAATGCTAAGTTTGACTTACGCTTCTTGTATTATAAAGGAATTGTTCCTGTTAAAGTATTTGATACTATGTTAGCAGAAAGAATCCTTACTACTGGAGATAATAGAGCTCGAAGAGCTTTAGATTTCCTTGCTTACAAATACTGTAAAAAAGAAATGGATAAGACTGTAAGAGGTTCTATTCATAGGGAAGGATTAAGCACTAGAGTAATTAAATATGCAGCTGATGATGTAAAATATCTTCATGAAATAATGCGTAAGCAAATGGTACATATTAAAGATAAAGGCTTAGCTAAAACTATGTCTTTAGATAATAGTTATGTATTAGTATTAGCTTATATAGAACACTGTGGTGTATTTTTAGATAGAGAGGCATGGCAAAAGAAATGTGATGAAGATAAAACTGCTTTAAAAGGAGTAAAAGATGAACTAGATAATTATATATTAAGCAATCCTGATAAGTTTTCTGAATTTATAAATAGACAATTGACTCTTTTTGATGAAGGAGTGAGTTGTAAGATAAATTGGAATAGCGGTAAACAAGTAATTCCTCTTATGAATAAAATAGGAGTAAGTACTAAAACTAAGGATAAAGATACTGGCTTAATGAAAGACTCTGTAGATAAAAAAGTATTAGCACCTCAAAAAGATAAATTTGAGCTTGTTAAAACTTATTTAAAATATGCAGAGTATCAAAAAGAAGTTAGTACTTATGGTGAAAACTGGTTTGATTATATAAATCCTGTTACAGGTCGTATTCATACTAATTATACGCAAATAATGAATACAGGCAGATTGTCTAGTGGTCAGAAAGCGAATAAGAAAAAGAATATACCTCAGAAACCTAATATGCAAAATGTTCCTTCTTCTGATAGAACTAGAAATTGTTTTGTTGCTCAAAGACCTTACGATATATTAGTAGTATCTGATTATAGTGGTCAAGAGCAAATAGTATTAGCTAATAAATCTAAAGATAAAGACTTATTAAACTTCTATAAAAAAGGTCTTGGAGACATGCATTCTTTTGTTGCTTCTAAGATTTTTCCTGAACTTTCAGAAATTTCTTTGAATGATATAAAAGCTAACTATAAGGATAAGAGACAGATAGCTAAAGGTGCTGGTTTTGCTATTAATTATGGTGGTACTGGAATCACAATTGCTCAGAATTTATCCTTACCTTTGGACAAAGGAGAAGAGGTATACCAAGCTTATTTTAAAGCATTCCCTGGGTTAGCAGATTATTTCAAAAAAGAGAAACAAAAAGCCCTAAAACTTGGTTATATAGAGTTTAATGAGGTTAGTGGGAGAAAATGCTTTATAGCATACTTTGAAGATTTTCAAAGATTGCATGAAGAACTTTATAGCGATAAACAATTTTGGTCTCGTTATAAGGTTGCAAAAGCTAGTAATAGCGATGACTTTAGAAATAATTTAAAACCAAAAGTTAGAGAATACTTTATGAAAAAAGGAGATATAGAAAGAATGTCATTAAATTATCCTATTCAAGGTAGCTCTGCTGATATAACTAAACTTGCTGGAATATATATGTTTAGATACTTACAAGCTAATAATCTTTTATTTAAAGTACTTATGCCTAATGTAGTTCATGATGAGCTTCATTTAGAATGTGGTAAAGATAAAGCAGAAGAGTTAGCTAAAGTGCTGAAAGATTGTATGGAAAGAGCAGGAGATAAATTTTGTAAAACTATAAAATTAAAAGCTGAACCTTGTATCACTGAGGTTTGGGCTCACTAGAACATTGGAAGAAGAATACAGTGAATATCAATGTATGTTGGATACTTATCTCTTTTTAACAGGTGTTTTCAGTATTGAAGATGCTATAGAAGAAGGTAAGCATTTAATATTATTTGCCATAGATCCTTATGATTATGATAAAGATGATATTCAAAATGTTATTGATTTTTTTGCTGATTTAGATGAGTTTGAAAAGTGTATAACCTTAAAAAAAATAAAAGATGAGCTCTGAAACAAAAAGTCAAATTGAAGAATTAGAAAAAAAATTAACAGGTGATATGTTAAAAGACATGAATATTCGTGATGAAATACACAAATTAGAAATGGCTGATAAGGGCGTCAAACCTGAAGATTCTCATTTTGAATGTTTTGGATGTGGGTCTTAATATAAATTAAAAAAAATAAATGTTATGGGAGTAAAAAAGAGAGGTCTGAACGAACTCAGACAAGTAAAAGATAGTGTCTATAAATCCAGAAAAATTCCTGGAAATTATAGTAAGTTCGGTCTAGCAAACACTATGATGAAATTAGGAGCAGAAGTAATCGCTTTAGAAGCTAAAAATCCAAATGATGCAGATTTTGGAAAAGCTGCTAGAGAATATATTAAAAAATATATTAACTATAAAAGAGATTATCCTGGTCCTACAAATTTATAAATTATGAGTAGATATGTTAAACAGTTAGACAATGGTAAACACATTGCCTACGGTTTTGACATTGCACTAGGTTATTTTATAGATGTATTCGATGTTCCAGATGAGGATGGAGAAGAGCACCTTCTTTTAGAAGAAAGTTCTGTACTCACTAAAATGGGTAATGGGAAGATGATAGAACTAATGAGTTTGTATAACCTTCCTGAATCTCATATTGAACAAGTTGCATCTGATTTACCTATTACGTAATGGAAAAATTAGATAGAACTAAAAGACAACTTGTAGGTCTTGGTAAATGGAAAGCCAATAAATTTAGGGGTATTGCACAATACCCTACTGGCTTTGGTAAGACTTACACAGCTATTCTTGGCATTCGAGGAATGATTAAGAAAGCAAATATAAAATCTGTACTTGTTGTTGTACCAACAATTGAATTAAAAAAACAATGGGAACAAGAACTCAAGAAGAACAGAATCAATATAGTTAGTGTTCTCGTCATTAACACTGCTATAAAATCTGATCACAAAGTAGATTTTCTAATACTAGATGAAATACATAGATACGCTGCAGATACTTTCAGAAGAATTTTTGAAAAGGCATCCTATAAGTATATTATGGGATTAACTGCAACTCTCGAAAGAGAAGATGGATTTCATGCTATTATATTAGAATATCTTCAAGTTTTCGATGAAATAAGCGTTAACGAAGCTTTGGAAAATGGTTGGATTAGTCCCTATAAGGTGTATAATGTAGCCGTTAATTTTACACCTGAAGAACAATTAGCATATAGAAAAGCTGATAATTCTTTTAAGCATTTTGCTGCACAATTAGGTCGAGGAGCGGAAGCTTTTCGTACTGCTCAGGAATGGATTAAATCTGATAATAAAGAACTAGCTGGTAAAGCTGGTGCTTACTACAACTCTATGAGGAGTAGGAAGAAAATTTGTTTGAATAATACAAACAAAATCAGTGCTGTAAAAAGCATTGTAGATTTATTTCCTGAAAGGAATGGCCTTATTTTCAGTGCTACTACTGAATTTGCAGATAGTCTTCAAGGTAAACTTGGAGATATTGCTATGACTTTCCATAGCAAGCTGAAAAAGAAAGAGCAAGACTATGTGATTAAAAGGTTTAAAGATAAGAGGACTAAGATTCGCTTCTTGAGCTCTGTTCAAGCACTGAACGAGGGATTTAATGTCCCTGACTGTTCAGTGGGTATAATTGCAGGTAGTAATTCTACTAAACGAACTATGATACAGCAACTGGGTAGGGTAGTAAGATACCAAGAAGGTAAACATGCTATTATCATTAATCTATATTCTCCTGAAACTCAGGAAGAAAAATGGATGGAAAAACGTTTAGGAGATATTGCCCCGCATTTGATTACTAACTTAACTCTTGATGAGTTTATAGCTAAATTTAATTTAAAAAATGAAAAATTATGCGAGACAAAATAATAAAATTTATTGATGATTACGGAGTAGCATTATTTGCTATTTTTATTTTTATACTATTTGTATTAGGACATCATTATGGATTTAAATTTAAATATTAATGAAGCTAAATATTGATACTAACAGACTGATTAGTAGAGGATTATCTGCTAATCAGTTTGTTTTATTAGCATTACTATATAATAAAGAGTTTGATAAAATCAAAAAGCTTTATGGTATAGAAGAAGCTATTAAAGTTAGAAATACATTAACTGATACTAAGTATATACTTAGTAAAAACAATGTAAAATTTAAAGAAACTATTATTAGTAATAGTAATGTTGGCAAAATGCTAGGCATACGTTCTGATAAAATTAATTTTTGGGAATTTTATAATGTTTATCCTATACGACACGGCAACCGTGTATTAAGAGCTGGTAATCCTGATAGTCAATTAGCTATAAAACATGAGAAGAAATATCTTCTTAAAATAAAGCTAAAGAAGGATCATGATAAAGCTGTTAAAGCTATTGAAGCATTTGTAGCTAAGCAACGATTAGTTGGTAAGTTACAATATCTTCCTGCAATGGAAACTGTCCTAAATAATGCTCTATGGGAGCAATGGGAAGGGTTTATACAAACTGTAGGAGATGAAGGTGCTGATTGGAATACAACAACAATTTAAAACCAAAAGAAGATGAGTGTACATGAATTTAAGTGGCAAGCAAAACACCCACTAACAGAAGAGATTAAAAAAATACCATTAACTAACTATGAAAATATACCTGATATAGATGATACTGAAAAGTATAATTGGGTACAAGTTGGTACAGATAAGTATGGTAGAAGTATGTATTGTACTAAGACTAAGATAAGACGTTCTCAAACAATGGGAGAGTTTTATCAAGGTGGAATAGTAGATTAAAACCAAAAGAAGATGAATTTTAAAGAAGCATTAAAAATATTAAAAATAGAAGATTACGGAGAAAGAATATTCAATAGTAATTCTAAAGGAGAGCTCTCTCATCTTTATGTATATGGTCAATATGCGCAAATGACTAAAGAGGCAGGACAAGAAGATGGTACAATGTTTAGAAAGCTCTTTGTATCTGCTGTTGAAAAAGCAGAAAAAACATGGGAAAGACCAGAGAGTGTTTTTCAGCATTTACATACAATAATAAGTGAAGAAATAGAACTAAAAGAAAATGAGTTATCATAATACAACTAATGAGCACGGTACTAAGCTAAAAGCTAGTATTGATAAAGCTAAATCACAAGATGATATTATTCTTGAATATTTTAAGAATAATAAAGGAGTGAAATTATCTCCTTCAATGGTCCTTGAAAGGACAAAACTTAAATGTCCTATAACATCTGTTAGAAGGTCAATAAGTAATTTGACAGCAATTGGTTATTTAACTAAAACTGAAGAAAAAGCTGTAGGGATATACGGAAAGCCCGAGTATCTATGGAAATATTATAAATCTTAAAAAATGGAGTTTGAATGGACAGATGAATTAGTAATAAAATTTGCTAGAATTTGTAGTAATGGTTCTTACGGAGCTTATACTGGATGTAAAACTATAGAGCAAAAACTGACAAGGTTTAAGGCTTTAAATTGTAAAGGTCAAAATATTAATAAAGAAGCTATTTTAGAACTTACTGGAGAAGCTTTTGATGATTGGTATTCAGGGTTAGACGAAGAAGGTAAAAAAAAGTATAACAAAGTATTTAACGAATTGCAATCAGAGTATGACAAAAATAAGAGTGTGGGATAATCTTAAGAAAGAGATAGATAGAGGTAAAAAGGGATACAATGTAGGCTTAACAATGGGATTTGATAGGCTTAGTAAACATGTTTGTAATATTCAACAAGGTAGATATGATACTATTGGTGGTGCTACTGGTACAGGTAAAACTGCACTTGTAGATTCAGCATATGTATTTCATCCTTATGATTATTTAAGAAACAACGATTCTTTTTATAATTTAGAAATTATCTATTACTCATTAGAGATAGAGCCCACTGTAAAACTAGCTAAATTTGTAGCACGTAAAGTCTTTGAAGACCATGGAATACTTACTAATATAAATCAAATATATAGTAAAGGCAATCACCGAATACCTAAAGAAGTATTAAATATTATAGATTCTTATGAAGAGTATTTTGATATAATGCAAGAAAAAACATTGTTCTTTAGAAGTAGTTGTAGTCCTAATTATTTATATAAGGACCTTATGGGATATGCAGAGAAACGAGGTAAGTTTATAAAGAATAAGGATGGTATAGTAACAGAATATATACCAAATGATCCTTTTCTTATAACTCTTGTTATTATTGACCATATAGGTTTAATAGATGGTAACAAGGAAGACCAAGGCAATAAAAAGAAAGCAATAGATAGAGCATCAAAAATACTTGTATACTTTAGGAATATGTGTAAATATTCTCCTGTAATAGTATCTCAGTTTAATAGAGGGATAGAAGGCATGGACCGTAAGGAAAATGATTCTCAAGAACCTCAACTATCCGATTTTAAGGATACTGGCGCTACTCAGGAAGATGCAAATACTGTAATGGCATTGTTTCATCCATTTAAATATGGTATGGAAAAGCATCGTGGATATCCTATTATAAAACTACAACGTAATTATCGTTCTAACCATATACTCAAAAATAGAGATGGTATGGACGGTTTAGTAGTAGGTATGCATTTTTTAGGTGAAGTAGGTAAATTCAAAGAGTTACCACCTGCAAAAGAATTAGCAGAAAATCCTCAACTTTTAAGCAGAATAATGGCTTATGGGACAGGTAAGAAATAAGACTATTTAATAGGAAATACAGGCGTATTTTCGTATCTTTAAATAGAGGTTAAACAATTAAAAATCAACAATTTATGGCACAATTATGTTTCCTGGTTGGAAAATCAGGCATGGGAAAATCTACGTCAGGTAGAAACCTAAATCCAGAAGAAACGCTCTGGATAAACACAGATCAAAAAGCGTTACCATTTAAAAAGTTTGGAGAGAAATATAACGAGAAGAAAGGGAACTATATAAAGAGTTCTGATATGCCTTCTGTTATGGCTACTCTAAAAGAAGCTCACAAAAATTCCAAGATAAAAGTTATCGTTCTTGATACATGGACAAGATGTATGACTGATGCTGTAATGCATCCTAGCTTCAGAGCCGCTAAAGGTTTTGAGAAGTGGGGTAAATTTTCAGCATCACAATATGACTTGATAAATACTATCAATGAAAAGTTACGAGACGATATTATTGTCTATGCAATTTGTCATCCAGAGACTCATTACGATGAGGACGGATTTGCAAGGGAAAGGATTAGCGTCCAAGGAAAACAGCTAGAGAAATACTGTCCTGAAAGCTTTAGTTCTATAGTGCTATACGCAGATATAGAAAAAGCACCTGGAAAGCCTAATAGGCACATCTTTAGAACTGTTAACTCAGGAACTAATACTTGCAAGACTCCAATGGAGATGTTTGATGACGAACTAATAGATAATGATTTGACTGTCGTGACTGATGCGATTAAAGATTATTACGGGATTTAATTATAAACAACCATAAAAACGAAAAGTATGGAAAATGTAAATTGGGGTGTTCCTACCAAAAACAGGATCAAAAAGACGGAGAAGTATAATACTCCTGTCGCAACTATGACGGCACTAACAGGAAAAGGTTCTGTTAGAAGAATTTCACTTAATAAAGCTTTAATAAAAGCTTTAAATATTGTAGGAGGAGAGACTACTGTACAATTTGGTTTTACACCAGATAATAGTATCTACTTAGGAGTTCGTGAAGGCGGATTACCTGTTAAAAAGAATCATACTATAAGTGAAAAGAGAACTTTTGAATATATTTCTCGAATCTTAGGCATTGATAATGCTATAGAACAAGAACTGCATTTTGTAGTGGAGAATGATTATTTAACTTTTACACATGTTTCTAGTGGCAATGCTCTAGGAGATAATGAAGAAGTTACAGATGAAGTTATAATTTTAGAAACTTCTACAGAAACTACTGAAAAGTTAGAACAAGTAAAAGAAGAAGTAGCTGAAAATTTAGCACCTACTGAAACTTTAGATGAACAATGGTAATATTAACAATCAAAAAATAAATAAATGATTAATTTAAATGACGACACGTTTGACGGAGGTTCAAACGTAACAATTTTTAACAACGGTACTGCAGGTATTGTTGAAAATGTAAAACTTTCTGTAAGAAAGAAAGCTGCAGATGATAAAGACAGAGCACCTGATTATAAGCTTACTTATACTGATGCTAATGGTGGCGAAGTAAATACTGCATTTTGGTATGTTACTGAAGGTACTGATTATGCTACTGTTGAACAGCAAATTCAAAAACAAGGTAAAGTGCTTAAGCATTTAATCCACGCTGTTTATGGAGCTAATTATGAATTTCCTAACTATCCTAATGCAACAGCAATGTTGGATGGAGTTATGAAACTTCTAAAAGATGGTTCTGGCGGTACTTATAGAGTATTTGCTAACTATGGTTCTACTATGGGAGTAAAAGAATATATCCAAGTTCGTTCTTGGGTTCCTTTTATAGAAGCTATGAATGTTACTGATTCTAGACTTAAACCTGGCAATATTGACGCTATGGAAAGATTAGTAGCTGATGCTGTATCATCTAACGGTGTTGCAACAGCAACTGCTGACGGAGATGATTGGTAGATTGTTAAACCAAGGAGCTCTAGAAATAGGGCTCCTTTTTTATTATAGATATGAGCAATATAAACTTAAACTCTATAGTATATAATGAAATCTTAACAAAAGATGAAATTCTAAAACATATTACACAAGAAGAAATCTATAAATATTATATAAACACTTCTGGGCCTACAACAAGAATGTGTAGTCCTTTAAGAGTAGATAATGTACCTTCATTTGGTTTATATTATCATAAAAATGGTAGTGGAACATTAATGTTTAATGACTTAGCTACTAAAGACTCTGGAGATTGTGTAGTACTTGTATCAATATTATATGGATTAACTTATCGAGAAGCTCTTCTAAAGATAGTGGCTGATTTTAATTTATCAGACTTTAAAATATCTGCAGAAAGAGTATTAAGAGCAAAAGCTCCTAAAAAGATTATTCAAAAAGTTCCTATTAAAATAGGGATAAAAAGTAGAAACTGGAAAAAGCATGATGCTAAGTTTTGGTCCTCTTTTGGAATACATAAAAAAACTTTAACTAAGTTTAATGTTATTCCTATTGAATATGTTTTTTATAATGATAGGCCTGTAAGAACAGATAAATATGCTTATGCCTATCAAGAATTTAAGGATGATAAAATCTCTTATAAAATATATCAACCTTATAGTAAAAGTTTTAAGTGGATAAATAATGCTAATTATAGTGTTCACCAAGGTTATATGCAGCTTCCTAATAAAGGAGAGTTGCTAATAATAACTAAATCATTAAAAGATGTTATGAGTCTTTTTGATGTACTTAAAATAATAGCTATAGGATTACAGTCTGAATCAGTAATGATGAAAATGTCTGTAATGAAAGAATATAAAAAAAGATTTTCCAAAGTAATTTGTCTATTTGACAATGATACTGCTGGTAAAAATCTGTCGATAGAGTTTTCTAAAAAATATAAAGTATCTCATTTTTTTATGCCTCAAATAAAAGGTGTAACTGATTTCTCTGACCTTGTTAAAAAGGTAGGAATAGAAAAGAGTAAAGAAATATTTAATAAATGTATAAAAGATGAAATTAAATAAAGACAAACAAATTAACTACGATAGCAGTATGGTCTTAGAAGGCCATGATGCTAATATAAGTGCAACTGATATGCACAAACTATGGGATTTACTTCAAAATCCTTATAAGAATCCTATAGGGGCTATTGT